GTGATCTTTTCCACAAACTCTTGACCATTGACACCAAGCGCCCGTAAATCTTCCGCGCTTGTGGTGCCAAATGTTTCTTTCATTATTTTGGCAAGTCCGGGCATATTCTCTTTTATCACGTTCAAATCAGACGTGAGAATTTTGCCCTTACTTATGATCTGCGCAAATTGAACAGTAACCCCGTTGAGGTTTTCAGCCGTGCCGCCGGTTGTAGATATGGCGTTTGCAAGTTGGATAATAGTATTGCGGGCTTTTTCTGCTGAAAAGCCTACGCCCTGCAAACGTAGCGAAGCCTTTACCGCTTGCTCAAAGTCAAGACCTGGCGCTTCCGCTGCTTTTCTTAACGCCACTAATTCGGCGTTTGCCTCTTCAATACTTCGCCCGGCCCCCTGGAAAGTAGCCTGCATTGCCTTTTCAATGGCTTCGATTTCCCCGGCTGATTTGATAGCGGCAGCACCAAACGCAAGTATCGGCAATGTGAGTTTCATTGACAACTCGTTTCCAATAGCAGACAAACGAGTGCCAGCGGTTCGCACCGCTCGCTCTGCGTCCTTTAGCGCCTTTTCGAGCGCCTTTATGTCGCCGCCAATCCTAACATTTAATGCTGCTACGCTTGCCATTTTTTCCCGGTGTGTTGTTCGTAACCCCTATCCGCAAGGGCTGAAAATGCTGCGAGTTCTTCGGCTGTGATTTCGTCAAATTGTGGCGCGTCGTTTATTTCGTCGCCTGGCAATGTGATAATGTCCGAAAGTTTTAAGCCTTTGCCTTTTTCAAGGTGCGGGGCAACGGCGTAATACGCCACAATCCGCGCTGCTGCCAAATTTTGGTGAAACCTGTCTTTCTCCTGATCCATGTGCCCGTGTAAGGAGGCATAAAAAAAGGAAGGGGTGGAAAACCAAAATTCATCAGATTTCCACCCCATGCGCCCCGCCGCGCTTATCATTTTAGACCAATCAAAGTCTACTTCTTCACCTTTTTTTTTGTGTCCTCTTCCACCGCTTCGCCAGTCATATCGGTAATGGCTTCGAGTATCCAGGGGATAACCTTAGCGGCCACACCACCCTCCGCATCCATCCACATTGCCACGTCGTCGGCATCGTATTCGCCCGGCGTTTTCTTTTCGTACCGTTCGGCTGCACGAAGAGCGTAGTACAGGCAGACCGGGATAATAGTTATATCCTGCTCAGTCATTGCCGCGCCAATCATGCCCAGGGTGTTACCTGTTTCTTCTTTCAACTTTTTGAAAGCCAGGTTGCCAAAAAGTACGGAGCGGGTTTCCCCGCCTAATTTCAAAGTGTGGATCATATTAAGAAGTTTGAGTCAAAGCTCCGGTACCCATGCCCGTGTATGAAATAGTTACGTTTTGGTTTGTGCCTGCGGACGCTATGTCGAGTTTTGTCCAAAGCACGGTGCCGGTAAGAATGTCGTCGCCTGACACAGCAGTTTTAAATGAAACAGTCGAAACGGTTTGGGCAATTGCCAGCGCCGTTAACTGATTCAGCGACATGGTGCCGTCGTACGAACCATTTGCGGTGCCGGAAATTTCCCAGCCCGTTTGGGCGTAAAGCAGTTCTTTCCACTGACCCGAATCTTTACAGGTTGTATCCCGTGTTTCGTTGGTAATGGAAAGCGAGCCGTCGGTCTGGCAAGTGATTGCAGTCGAGCCGACGTAAATTTTTAAATATTTGGTATTAACTACCCCAACTGATGCCATGACTTATATTTTTAGTGTGTTTATGCTTTTTTTGTTCCTTCGTTTTTTGGTTCTGATTTGGCAATATCAACAGCGATTTCCGTAAAGGTTCTCGACATTTCCGCGCTGAATGGAGTAGGCACACAGCCCAAACCGTACATTTCAGGGTTGATCTTTGCGGGTGTATCCTGGTGCATTTGAATATGCCCGGCGGCAACCAGTTTCGCCCCGTCTACGTCTGACACGTCAACGACGGAGCCGCATTTGTGTACGATGCCGTAGTCGTTCCAGTCTGTTGTTAGTTTTACTTTCATATTGAATTTTGCGCCACAAATCGGGCAATTGTTCGTTCAAATTCTTTGACCATGATCGCGGTAACACGGGGCTTTGATCGTTCCCAGGAAGCAAGAAAAAAGGGTTTACCGCCCCATTTCTTTGTCCCTTTTTCAACCATGTGCATATAATACCCGTCCGCCCTCATTCCTGAAAACATGCCGGATACTGCACCTTTGTTGAGTTTTGCCCCTACGAAAGCGGCGTTTTTTGTCTTTTTCAAATCCAGCACCCGTATGGATCGGGCAAGGTTTCCGGGCATATAGGTTGCCACTACATTACCCATCCCTTTGGGCGCTCTGATTGCTTTATTTACTTTCGCGGTCGAGTAGCGTTTATGCGGTTTTGATCCTTGCGGGGCGGCTGATTCGGCAGCAGAAGCAAAGTAGGAAGCGCCCAAAGCGCACACGCGCTTTACGTCGTTTCCGACCACCTGACCAAACTTTTGAAAAGTCCGGGCGGCGGATTCTATTTCTTGCTCCATTGTCATCGCGTTTCTCCTTTGTCGGTTACTGGTTGCCGGGGCCGTCCGTATTTGTCTTTGATGGGCGGTTTCGGTTTCTTTTTTTCGATGAAAGTCGAGTTGCTGCCGGGTATCTTGTGAGGCCAAAAGGCAATACACCACGCTACGCAGGCTGCTATCACTGCAATTAATTGCCAGCCATTAAGTCCAGTTATCCTGTATATCTCGTTCATCTTTGCTCCCTTATGTTGTATAGTGCCTCTCTGAAAAAATAAGGCGCTCCACCTGGTGCGCTATTGCCCTCTTCCAATCCGTCGGTACTTGAGACCCATTCGCAAACGTTGATTGTCACGCCTCCAGCAGTTACGCCAGCGCCCGCGCCGTCTACATAGTCCAAAGCCGCCCTAACAGCAACATCCAAAGAAGACGCCCCGTCATATTCAGCGTGCCACAAACGAAGGGTAAAAGCACAATTATCATGCGTCGCATCTTCGTTTTTACTGTTGTCGGCAGGGGTGTACACGGCGCTGTAAGTAATGGCTGGATAGTCGGCCCCCTGCGGTACCATTACAGGATAAATACGCGTCGATACCAGGGCTGTAACTCCGGCGCTTGCTATCAACTTTGCGTATATGTAACGGTCTGCAATCATTTTCTTACTTCGGCTGTGATGTCCTCAAAATCACGTCGGCCTATCGGCACGATTCTTAAAATGTCGTGCGTGTCTCCATCGTGGATAATTCGCCACTTTTCGCGTATGGTGCCCGTGTAACGAATAATAAATCTAACCCGGCGGGTAACCTGTTCCTGATCGGTTGACACCTCTTCTCCGTTGCCCTGTTTCGGATATTCGACTTGCGCCCAAAGTGTCCGCCAATCGCTCCAGGTTGGAACTTCCGCCCCTGTGGCGCTTCGCGTTGCTGTCGGCTGCTGCACCACTATCCTGGTATCCATGTTGTACCTTTCTTTTTTCACAGTAGGTTCGTTCTGGATATGCTTAACAGATTCCACGCGCTGCGGGCGAATACACTTGTCTCTTTCCCAAGCGGCATATCTTCTCTATTATCGTACATTAACCTGATTTGCAAAAGCATCGCCGTTTTGATATTCGCATCAACTTCCGCCGGTGTTGATTTCCCGGCAACGTAGGTAATGCGGATCATATTCGGGTAAATAGTCGATCCCGAATACGGCAATGTCGAAGTATTATTAACCACCAATCTGCCGGGATTGCTCACATCGTCGATCGTGTAGTTTGTCGAGGCCCAGGTAGTGTAAACCCCGGATGCGTTTCGATATTCAAACGAGGTCACAGAAACAAGCGGCCCCAGGGAAAACTCAAAACACCTGGTGTGTAAATTATCCCAAACTTCCTGCACTGTCTGCGTCAATAGCGCCTGACCTGTACCTCTTTCCGCCCATGTTCGGGATGTTGCTATCAGGCCGCGTATTAGTTCGTCATCATCGCTCACATCCTCATGGATTTTTAGCCATAGTTTCGCCTCCGTCAACGTGACGGGTTCTGTGGTAGGGCCGGATGTGATTTTGTACGCCATTTATCGTGTTTCGTGCGGTGATTTTATCGCCTGTTCAATTTTGGGTGCTGCTGACGCCGGCGGTTCGGATTCAACGGCCCGGCCTGAATCTATCAGCGAAATACCTGTATGGTATCCAACTTTCAAGATTTGCCCGGCCTCTATCCCGTTCCATTCCGTTATCAGCAGCACCCACATAATTTACGCCTGAAGGATGTATTTGATAGCCCCCTGAGCGATCAGGTTAGACGCTACGCGCTCCCAACCCATAAAGCCTACTTCGCGGGTTGCCCAGTAGAGGTGTTCTTCTTTGGACATGTGGATTCCGCCAACGCGCATGATCTTGAATTTGGAGAAGTCTCCAAAATAGACCGACTTGGTAGCGGTCACAGGCAGGCGTGTTGTCGCGTGCGTGTCTGGCAGGTCGTTGTTGATGAATATCTTGTACCCGAACAGTTTGTCGGGTTCGCCCTGAACAACCGACGGCGTGAAGATTGGAACCGTGTTTGTGTTGCCTATTTCCGTACCCCGGATGTAAGCCATGATGCCATCCGACCACATCCAGCCCACCTGCTGGCCTGCTCGGTATGCGCGGTTTACGGAGTAGACCGCTTTCAAGAGTTCGGCTTGCGTAATGGCTGTCCCGCCAGCTGTGGTGAGCGCCGATGTGGTTACGGCCGTTGTCAAACCGTAAGGCTCGTTTGTGCCTGTTCCGTTAGTGAATTTCGTATTCAGCGCCCGGCCCAGACGTTCCGGCAGGATGGTGAGCAAAATTTGCTGCAAAAAGCCCACTTCCTCATCCGTCATCAGGTCAGCAGAAACCTTGATAATGTCCGAAGTGACAGAAAAGAAGTCGAACAAAACTTGCCCGAAGGTCATGGAAAGAACAGCAGCCGCGCCCGTCTCTGTGATAAAACGGCCAGTGTTGCCAGTGTCGTCGCCCGTAGGCCAACGCAACTGCGCGCCGGTGTTGCGCTGCATAATGCCACACGCTTCGATCATGCCGCCGTAATGCTTCATCACCATTTCCAGTTCGGCCATGAATGCCTGCGGGACCAGGTAGCCGCCGAGGTTCGATGTCCCGGCGATTTGGGTGTCTGTTGCCCGCGTCTGGATCATCCGCATTTCATCGGCGGTCAGATTGTAGCGGTCTTTGTGTTGAACCGCCCAACGCCAGAAAGCGTCGCCGTAGGTCAGTTCTTTACTTTCCGGTTTGGCGTCGGCGGCTGCGCGTTGGCGCGTTTCAGATTCCATTTGCGCGCTGCGGGCGGCGTGCTGCTTCTCCTGCTCTTCCGCTACCTCTGCTGCGAGCATTTCGGTAGTGAGGCGCTCAAATTCCGCATCGGCAGCGTCGTATGCCGCTTGCTGCGTAGGGTCGAATTTGCCGTTTGTTCGTTTGCCGCGTAAATCGGTAATGGTACCCCAAACCTTTGCGCGTTCCTGACGAAGTTGTAAAGCTGTCATTTTAAGTGTTTTTTATATTAAAAGTTGCTTTTGCTGGAAGGCGAAATCGTCATCCGCAATGGCTTGAAAGTCTGTTT